CTTTCAATCTCCATCATCTCATCTGCTAACTCTTTGTTTTCAAGAAGTCCAGCCTTTTGTAACATATCAATTCTTTTTGACTCAATGTCCATTACAAGTTTAATTGCTGTTGTTTTTGCACTCAGGTTGTTTGTCATAGATGCTTCATCAATAACCTCATAAGATTTTGAAATAAGTTTGCTATAGTGTGTATCTGCTGCAGCAAGTGCCTCTTTAGCACGAGCACGTATAGCATCATTAGCAGATGCCATAACTTTCCACTCATTGATAAGTTGAACAACCTGGGTTCTTGGAATTGCTAGGTCTTTTGAAATCTTTGTTGGATCATTACCTTTTAGGTACTCTTCAACAACAGTATTTACCTTATCGAGATGTTTGACCAAGTCTTCTTCAGTTGACATATTTTCCCTCTAATCTTTTAATTTCATCTTGAATATAAAAGATTGCTTTTTCAAGATCTTGGATGGTCTTTGACTCATCTTTTAAACCTGCTCTCCAAAGATACTTAAATGCATTACCAACATTAAAGTTTCGGTGACGTGTAATCTGTATACACTCAACGCCTGAAGGGTCTGATGTATAGTGAAGTGGGTGATTGACTTGGTCAACCGTAATATGTAGATTATCGCTCATCGTTTTGATTTCCTTAGTCCAAATTTTGCAAGATATACATAGATTGTTTCAACACTGACATTGTTTTCATCTGCAATTTCTTGCGGAGTCTTTTTTTCAAGCCAGAATCTTTTTCTAAGATATGCTTCGCTAGTGTATAACTTGGCCACCTAAGAACCCCTCCTTGATATAATAATATAGTTTTGGATCAGCATACTGCATCTTGTCCTTCATATAGTATAGCATTTGCCCACTCTCATTGTCAATTCCTGCAAGTTCTAGGGCCCCTATATTTAGGAAATGTGTAACTATCTCTGAAGACTTTAGTTCATCAACTGTCATAACTCAACAGCCTTTTGCCAGTTATTTATTGCCCAATGCCCAATGCCACATGCGTCTGCGACATCGTTATCAGATATCTCTCTGTCATATATAGTGTTTATAAACCTTATCGTTCTTTGCTTTCTAAGTTCTCTCTCATGAGACTTAAGCCACGATTCTGACTTCCCTGGATTTTGAGACTTAATATATAGTTTCTCATCCTTGGATATTTTTTTATTTCCTATATAGTTTTGCCAAGTTATTGGAGCAACTCTTCCTATTACGGAAGTACCTGCCTGCCCTGCTGCTCCAAGAATAGCCCCTTGAACTAAAGCAAGATCTGCTGCAGTCTTAGGGCTATTCATGAATACAGTATGCTCAATAATTATTGCTTCAAATCCACCATAGAAATCAAGAAATGCTTTTACTTTCTTTCCAGCATCCATAACCTTTTCATATGTATTCAAACCTTTAAAATTAATCTTACCAACCGTACCCAATGTTTGTTGCTGGGTATCAAAAAGAGCAAAGGCAAGGCTGTTAGTGCTAGCGTCTATGGCACAGATTGTTTTAGGCATTATTTCAATGCCCCACTTATTCTTTACCATTTGCAATACCTTTGATCTCTTTGATAACCTTGCCTACATCTTTAGGATTTACATCACAGTTATGACATAATGGTTCATCATTATAAATTGAAAGATCTTCATTACAATTTAAACAACGCCTATCTTTTCCAACTCGTTTTTTGCGTCTGGACATGACATACCTTGCAGCAATTTTTTCTTTTGTTGCTTGCTCTCTACATTCTGGAGAACAGTATATCTGATAGGTTATATCAGAAAAGAATTCAGAGTCACACCACTGGCAGTGCTTCATCCAGAGGCTCCAATGAATTAATTTTTAATTCGCCAACCTCTGCATTATCACACGCTTTTCTAATAGGACAAGACTTACAGATCTTTGAATTTGATCTATAATTTTTCTTAGGCAAAGTTCTATCAACCCATGCCTTACGAACTGTTCTCATCCAATCAAATGCCTGGTCTACCCACCGACGGTAATGATCGTTTACTTCTACTGGCAGAATGAGCAATTCGTGATTATTTTTATTTTCATAAATAAGAACTGCTTTTGCCTTCTTAAGAATCTTCATATAAATAAGTAACTGGATTAAGTGTCCAGGCTTTGGCTTCTTTGTAGCCTTTCTATATTCAAATCCCTCATTCATCATTGTCTTAATTTCACCAAGGAGTGGTTCTCCCTGCCAATCAAGCATGACATCCCCATAACCAAAGATTGGTGGATCATCATGAATAATCTTAAACTCATCTTCAATTAAGATTCCAGAGTCTCTCATTGCTGTCTGAATTCTTCCATGAGATAATGATCCAGCAGTCATATTGGCTGCTCCATACGCATCTGCATTATCTTCAAACATTTGTCCATCAAATGCTAAATACCAATATCTTGGACACTCTCCATGTCCATAGGCGATAGTTGAAGGAGCAAATGTTTTCTTTTGCGTTTGCTTGCTTATTCTATTAACTGTATATCCAGACTGAATCTTTTCAGTAAGTTCCGCTATATTGAGTGGATGTACTGGTTCTTCTGCTGGCTTTTCCATCATAGATTTTAAAAAGTTTTTTGTCATTTTTATAACTCGTTTCTGTTCTATATAAGTATAGCAGACTATCTGGTTATATATTTGAGTGCAGAGACTAAATTATTAATTGATTCTGCTGCAGTATAATATAAATTCTTTTTTCCTCTATCTGACTTGTCGACATTTGCCATCCATGTTGCCTTTAATGACATCTTTGCTGCAATTGCCTGTAGTCTTACAATTTCAACTGTTGCAATATTCATAGGAACGTCTGGTTTAATAATTAACTTAGCAATCATAACAAGTGCTGTAGTTAGTTCTTCATCGTCCATGTACTCTGCAATTTCTGACAACCCATTAACCATCTGAAGTGTTGTTCCATTTTGTTCATTAATCACGCAAAATCTCCCAACTTGTCAAAAGAAATCCCTGCCTCTTTACCATCACGGTTATAAATATCCCAGGCTAACTTAAACTCTGGTCTTTCACTAAGAGACTCTGTATATGCCTTTCTTTTTTCTGCATACTTAAATGGATCAATTGGGTTCTCTTCCCCAGTAAAGCGATAATTTGTTATTGGGCAATAGTCAAAACTAACTATCTCAACGAACTCGCCTTCCTTCCATTTACGCTTTGGTCTCCAGTGAACCTGATTAACAGCACTAAAAACGATAGCGTCATCAAGTTTTAGATCATACTCTTTGTCGTCAATCCATAGAGTCCAGTCATCAATGTTTCCACCAATCATGTAGTTGAATGTTACAAGATTCTCATCAGCATCTAGGTGTGGTGGAAGGGCTGGGGCATACTGACCTTCCCCATATTTCATATCATATTCTATATAATTGTAGTGGCATAAAGCAATCTCACCCTTATGGACTGGCTTTGCATAAGAGTCCATGACTGCCTCAACTTCTGGTGGGCAATCAAACTCAATAAGCAATCTAGACATATGAACAATCTTCTTAGGATCAAAACGATGCTGCCCATTGTACTGCTTTTGATCACCTGGAACTAAACTATACTGTGGATCTCTTTGTCTGTTAGTTTCAATTACATCTCTAAGTTGTTTTCGTTGTGCATCTGTAAAAGGCTTTTCCACATAGAATGGAACCTCTTTATTGTATTCTGCAAACCCAGTTAAAAACTTGTGCATTTCTGACATTATAGTATCTCCTTTTTCTCGTATCTTGGCTCGTTGCTTGGATCGTACATTAAGTTATTGCTTCTTCCTTCTTGCTTTAACCATTCATCATACTCTATTTTTGCAAGACTTCTCATGTGATTAATATGATCTAATCCTAACTCTTTTGCACCATTGGCTTTTTTAAAATGCATAAATACCAGAGTAAGAAACTCTCCATCAGAGAATATTCTCTTTGGTCTCCAGTGAACTTGATGAGTTCCAGAAAATGTTCCAGCATCATTATCCTCTAGGTTTAGTTCTTTAGCCTCACCTCCTGATCTTACAATAATAGGCCAGGAGATATTTGATTCCAATTGATAGTCAAGAGTAAATCTTTCTTCATTAAAGGCTTCATCGGTATGTGGGAATAGAAGTGGGTGAGACTCTGTTCCATCGTCTTTTGACCTTAACTGATATCTAGAGACATTATACTCTTCAAGGACAAGTTCCTCACCACATACTTCTTCTGCAACTTTTGTAAATTTTTGAATAATATCTTCTGGCATAGTCAAATGCCAAACATAATAACCAAGTATGTCAAACTGAATTGAATTTTCTGCAGCAACAGCAGAGTCCTTAACTCTTTTTATTTCTTCTTCAGTCAATATGTTTTTTATTACAACATTCTTTTCATCAAACTTCATATTAAAAGTCACTGCTTCTATGGATTACAGCATCTGCACCTTTGTAGACTTCCATTATTCTAGCCTTATGCTCAGGATCTTGTGTATTTACTAAATTAAAGAATATCATTCTAACAGAATCTCCTTCTGACCATGTTCTTACTGGTCTATAATGTAGATATTCCAGAGGCTTTAGCAATACCCCCTCATTATCTGACAACTGATATAGTCTGTCATCGATTCCAATAGGCCAATCAGTATTTGACGATAGTTGATAGTCTAAAATAAGAGTGCAAGTTCCTCCATCATAGTGCGGAGTCAGATCTGGAGTTCCATATTTTGGATTATATTCTACATAAAAGACACCCTGATTTGTCATTCTGTAGTTATTATTAACCAAGTCAGTATTTACAAGTTCCACGACCTTTGAATTTATTGTCTCTGGCAGTATAATTCCTTCTGCCCCAAAACGGCCAAGGCTTTTTTGTATTTTAACAATGTCGGACTTATGAACGAACTCTCCATTTACCTGATCATCCCAGTCAACTAACTCACGAGCAGATAACTGTTCAGCAATTGTTTCCTCGATTAGTTTGATCTCATCTTCTGTAAAAATATCTGTTAAAAATTTTTCCATCATTAAATTCTCCATTTTGAATCAGGGGTTAGTGTGTGCTCATATCTTTTATCGTTAAGATAAAAATCCCAATATCCAGCCATGACTTCATTATCCTGCCACACAGTCATTAGTTCTTCATATGGAATAGGATTCTCTCCAAGTGGCTGACCGTCTCCAGTTAGTTTACTAAATCTCCAGTGATCTGGTTCCGCAAAATGAAATATTACCATACCGCAATGTTCGTCTTTGGTAAGGTCTCTTCTTGGTCTCCAGTGTATCTGATGTGTACCGCTAAAAATCAACAAGTCATTGTTTTCTAATAGATACTCTTTTCCATTAACATATAACTCCCAAGAGACATTTGCATCTAACTGGTAGTTCATAGAAAAATAAGATGCACTTCTATCTGTGTGTGGAGCGCAGTGGGTCTCGCCATTGTATATGCCACTATACTCAAAGAATGTGTGGTGTGCTTCCTTTAGCGTTGGTGATCCATACTTTCTTGCTGCAGTTAAAAATGCTTCTGTAACTGTAGGAGGAACTTGGAAGTCTGATACTATTCGAGACTGCTTCTCCTCAATACGGACACGTCTTGGATCGTTTTCTTCTCTTTCATTCTTGATACTAGTCTTTAGAAACTCAACATCTTCTTTGCTCAAGAAGTTTTTTAGTATGCGTACTTCTAGATTTTCCATATCTTCTACTGTGCTGGTCATAGTACTATTATACACCATCTACGAATTGTTCTAATATTGACTGCTCTATTAGTGCTAGCCTAACCTTTGAATTACCCTCTCCAATAACAATAAAAATTGCTGGATCTTTACCATTTTTTATTGCATCAGTACAGGCCTTTGCCCATACATCCTTATTTATAGTAAAAGACTTTCCAACCTCTTTAAAGTCAACAACAAAGTTGTTCCAAGTAGCATCACCCTTTTGTGTGTTACGTCCAGAGTTCTTATGCTGTTTAGCATTAATCCTTTTTGATTCGCTCTTTTCAGTCATCTGGAAAGTCTTTCTTTTTCTTTTTCTTTGGCAACAATTCAACTTTTGACAAGTGTTTTTTGGGACACATCCACGTTGCCTCACCAATAGAGGACCACAGTCTTAAAGACTTTACCTCTTCCCCACACTCCTTACATGGAAACTTCCCAAAATATACAGTGAAATCTCTAGTTGTCATTTAACTTATCTCTTAGTTGCTGTTGCAAGTCAAGATCCTCTCGTACACGATTAATAAAACCTTCACGCCCCTGAACCTTTGTTCCATCAGGAAGAAGATACCAGGCACCTGTTCTCTCAACAAGACCTACAGACTCTGCTGTATCAACCAGGTCGCCAATGGTATCAAGACCAATATCGTCACCTCTAAAGTAAAAATCATACTCACCAGACTGGAACCCTGGAGAGGTTTTTGAGAATTGTAGTTCCCATCTAATCTTTCTTCCAACTTTTTCTTCAATTAGTTTATCTCCTACCTTTATCTTGCCCTTAATTGCTTGATTATCCGACTCTGAAGAAAAGAGTTTAATAACACATGAGGAATAAAACTTAGTAGCCTGACCACCAGAAGGCTGCTGGCTAGTATACATAGCATTGATATTGTTACGAGACTGAGAAATAAGAACAAGCAA